CTCGCGCTATAGTAGGAGCTTCACACGAGGCAACCTCACTAAGTGGGCTTCTAAAATAGCGAGATGAGAGTAAAATGCAAACATAACACATAATAGTACGACACGCATTCGAGAGAAGCTCTCACTAGTGTGTCCTAATATTAACATTACTATGTAAATACTCCCCCAGAAAGCAAAGATAGACAGGTTCTTACTGGCGAACACCCAGTAATGTATGCATATTGCGATTCACGTCATGTGCCGTGTGTCGCTCTGTATCTTCCTCAGCCGTTCCAACATTTCCATCAAGACCAAATAGTCTTGTACTACTGTTTCGAATTGCTGCCGCTTTCATCTGCATATGCGCTCCACGTGCTCTAGTTGGTGTCTTAGAGTTTAGTTCGTAGAAGTCAAACGCATAGCGTGCCAAGCTCATATCTGTTAGATTCCTCTGAAGCCCATACCTTGGCATGTATGGTGCTTCTCTATTCCGCATCTCGACATACGCCTCGGCCAAATCACTAAAATGTGCCATCACTTGCCGAAGCGTTGGCTGTGCATTCTCCACTATTGGTTTCAATGGATATGAAATTTGCTCCTCGCCGTCCATCATTACCCACACTCCGTTTACATTCGGCGATGTGCCATTTTCAATGCACCAAACCATGAAGCCATTAAGGACGATTTCGAGTTGTGCGTCCTCCAGCCCATACGCTTCTTTCACAGCACTATGCCATCTCCCGAACTGCTCATGTGTCGCGCGAGCATTAGAGAGGTCCTGTTGTTGTGGCTTATATTCAAGCAGATGCGCCAGATTCACAACTACCTTACCGTTGGTCTTTGGGAATCGCAACTTTGGCGTGATGGCTTTAATCCTTGGGATTGCAAATGTGCCTGAAGTGCCTGCATCCACATCCTTGTCTTTTTGCTTTCCTTCCTGTGCCGTTTTTCCTCCAACCGACTGCTCAGTCGGATTAGCCCCCGTCCCTGCGTCAACTTGCGTTCCTTGGAAGTACAGTGCTTCACGACTAAAATCCAGGTTTTCTGTTATCGCAGCTAGATATGGCTCCAGATCATGTGGCTTCGGTTCCTCCCCCGTGTACAAGCGTTTTAAGGCAGTTTCAGCTAGATATGGGGCCTTCCCCTCTTGGGCAAGTTGTCTATATGGTGCCTGCTCGAGTACCCACGAATAAAATTCACGGATATGGTGCGTTAACTCAGTGTATCCCCATGACTCGATCATCGCCGCACAAAGCGCTTCAAGACGATGTGTTGGATCTTTCGACCTGTCCCATTCCAGAATGGAGACTATTCTTTCTTCTTCGAGTTTTGGTATGTACGTGCCACCATGTTTAATAGCCTTGTGGGACATGAACCATAGATCTTCCCGTGCAGTCTTGATGTCATCGAACGTGTACTTCAGACCCAATTCACCAAAAGTTCCCTGGAAGTTGTGTAATAAATGGGCATAATCAGGATGGATTGCTAAGAGCAGATCATCACCGTTCACGAAATAGACGATGCACTCGCGTGGTATCTTGTGCGTCTTATATGTGTAGATCACAGCTAAGATTACCATCAGAGTGTTGTCGACTACCGTTGACGGCTGACCACTGTTGTTCCC